AAACGTCTCCAAGAGATTGATAGACGAGTATCGGCTTTTGAACAGGTGCAGGCACAGCAGAGACTTGAAGAAGAGATCTCGCGTTTGCAAACCAAATATGGTGAAGATTTTGATCCTCAAGAAGTTGTATCCACTGCCATTGCGCAGGGGAATACGAATCTTGAAGCAGTCTTTAAGCAGGTTGCTTTTGACCGTGTTAGTGCTAGACGTTCAGCAGAAACTGAACGTACTACTAAGGCGACTGAAGCAAAACGTGCAGCATCTGTCGTTTCAGGTGCTACATCTGCAAGGACTGCAAAGGATGAGGTCGGACCCGTAAAAACAATCGCTGACGCTTGGGCTGCTGCAAAACGGCAACACGGTGTCTCTTAAACCTTAAGGGGTAATTATTATGGCTATTCATGGAGATGCACTACAAACACTGTTGGCAACAACAGTTGCAAACTACCGCAAAACACTTACTGACAACGTTTTCAACGCTCGTCCTTTAACCTATTTCTTGATGGACAAGGGTCGTGTTCGCATGTTGAATGGTGGAACTAACATCGTTGAACCTCTCATTTATGGTGAGAACTCAACTGTGTCGTCGTACTCAGGTTACGATGCTGTTTCCCTTACTCCTCAGTCGGGTATCACTGCTGCTGAATACGACTGGAAGCAGTACGCTGCTTCCATCGCTATCTCAGGTATTGAAGAAGCGAAAAACAATGGCGAACAAGCAATGGTTAACCTTCTTGAAGCGAAGATCATGCAGGCTGAAGAGTCAATGAAGGAAGGCTTCAACGCCATGTTCTTCGGTAATGGTACTGGTAACAGCAGCAAGGACTGGAACGGCTTGGGCAACCTTGTTGAATCAGGTAACAGTGTTGGTGGCATCAATGGTGCTTCTGAATCATGGTGGAACTCATATGAGGAAAACACTGCTGGTGCTTTGACGCTTGCTCAGATGACGACTGCTTATAACACTGTTAGTGTTGGTAACGATCATCCTGACATGGTTCTTGGTACTCAGACTTTGTTTGAAAAGTATGAGTCGTTGTTGCAACCTCAGTTGCGCTACACCGACACCAAGACTGCTGATGCAGGCTTCCAAAACCTTTTGTTTAAGGCTGCTCCCGTGGCTTACGATGTTGACTGTCCTGCTGGGAACATGTTCTTCTTGAACAGCAAGTATCTCACTTTGGTTGGTCACTCGGACAAGTGGTTTGAAGTTACCCCATTCGTGCGTCCTGAAGAAAAGGATGCTCGTTTCTCGCTGGTCATGTGCTACGGTAACCTCACGGTCCGTAACCGCAAGAAGCAGGGTAAACTTACGGCTAAGACTGCCTGAGTTTTTCCGACAAGGAATGCAGAGAACCCACCCTTCGGGGTGGGTTTTTTGTTTTTATGGGTAACGCTTATTTGATCTTATAGGAATCTATTTTTAGGGAGTTATTATGGCTGCAAAGAAAATGACTGGTCGTTCGGCAGACGCTGCTGCTGGGGCTGCTGCTGCTCGTAAGAAAGCGGCTGCTGCTAAGATTGCAAAAGCAAAGGCAGCAGAATCTAAGGCTGGTGCTAAAAGAAACACTGCTTCTGATGCTGTTAGTCGCCGTTACAAATCTACAGAATCGTTTTGGTCGGGCAAAGGTGGCAAGACGGTATTAGATAAGGTAACTGGAGTAAGTCGTGCATTGTATACAGATAATTCCGATGCAAAAAACCCAGTTTATTACTATGTCAATGATCCTAAAACTGAGAAAAAAATGCTAGGAAAAACTGTAAATGGTGGCAAGAGCAGGCCTAAGGCTCAAAAGAAGTTAAAAAATGTTTATGGTAAGTAGGTAACGATTCAGCCTACTAATGATGGCTGGAACACCTATACACTCATACTACGGAGTCTCCGCAACACGAGACTCACGACCCTTCGCTACGGTAGACGCATCACCTGCGCCTGCTGGTGGCATGCCATACCTTGGACACACTCGTTGCATGGCTAATGAGGAGACATGTCAAGGAGCACGTGCTAAAGGCACTGACTTCTGTATTGGTCATCTACGACAAAAAGCGAAGGAGATAGCCAGTGAACCTGACTGAGATTCGCTCTAAGATTCGTGAGATTGTTGACCTTGATATACAAGATGTTTCGGACACTCTTCTCAATATGTATATTAAGGATGGCTTTGAACGCATTATTGCGTTGGAGCGACGTTGGCCTTTTTATCAGAAAACGTTTAATTTAAACACTGTTGAGGATCAACGTGCTTATGCCATCAACACTGTTGGTGATGGTAACTTGCGTGAGATCACTTCTGTCGTTGATACCTCTACGACTGGTAATCGTTTAGAGTACATTTCTTATGATGATGCTGAATCAGTTTGGGTGGGATCTTATGACCAATCTTCACGACCCTCATATTTCACGTTTTGGCAGGAACAGATCCATCTTTTCCCGAAGCCCGATGGCATCTATCCGCTTGTTGTTCGTGGATATCGTAAGCCTATTAACTGGTCTGCTTCAGATTCTACTGAGGTTGATGCGGACACAAGGCTTCATCAGCCTCTTGTGTACTATGGGGTTGCGCAAGTGTACCAACTGCAGGAAGATATTGAACTCGCCTCGTTTTACCGTCAATCGTTTGACGAAGCGGTAAGGCTTGCTGCTGCGGACATTATGCGTCCGCCTTCGCAACGCCCTCTTGCTGTATCCGATGGGATACCTCGCATGTCTAATCGTTTGTGGATGCAGTCACTTGGTAGGACTCTTGGTCAATGAGCCGTTTGTCGTTGCTTCGTACAGATGATTTTACTGGTGGGCTTAACCTTCGCGCTGATCCTTTCCAGTTAGGTCGTACTGAATCACCCGATCTACTAAACGTGGATATTGATCCACGTGGTGGTTTGACTATGCGTGGTGGTATGACGAAGTTAAATACGTCTGCTATTGGTTCTATCTCGAATGGTTCGTTTACTCCCAAGGCGTTGTACGCTTGGGATCATAGTACTCCACAGGTTTTGTTGTCTGCTAATAGTGCTGTTTATTATGCGACGACAACAGCGTTTACTTCTATGGGTGTTACTACGACTGCACCTTTTGGTGCGTCGTTTACTTCGTGGTCTGCTAGTACTGAAAGTTTTGCTTATGTTGCTACTGGTGGTGTTTCTTATAAGTGGAGTGGTTCTACTGCGACTGCTTTGACTGATGCTAGTACGGCGTATGTGGATGATTATTCTGCTCCTGTTACTGGGTTTGCTCCTAAGTGTCGTCTGATTTCTTCGCATGTGGATCGTCTGTGGTGTGCGTATACGACTGAGGGTGGCGTTGACTATCCGAACCGTGTGCGTTTTTCTCATCCTATTAATCGTGAGTCGTGGGCGACTAACGATTATATTGATATTGTTGAGGGTGGTTCAGGGATCACTGCGATCATTCCTTTTAATGGCAACCTTCTTGTGTTTAAGAAGCGTGCAGTTTTTTCTATTTTGGGTTATTCAACTGACACGTTTCAGGTTGTGAACTTGACGAATGAGGTTGGTGCTGTTAATCCTTTGAGTGTTGTGGCTACTGAGGCTGCTGTGTATTTCTTTTCTTGGCCTGATGGACTGTTTAAATATGATGGTCAGCAGTTTATGGATTTATTTACTTCTATTCGTCCTTTAATTCAAAATGGAACAGTTAACGATATTGCTCAAAGTGAAATTCGTGTTGCTTCGGTGAATCAAAAAATTTGGGTTTCTCTTGCTTTGGAAACTGACACTAAGGCTTCTGCTTGTTTTATTTATGATCCTTCTTTAAAGCAGAGTGGTGCTTGGAGTAAGTATCAGACTTCTGATGGGAAAGGTTTGGGTAGTGGCTGCAATTTTGTTACGACAACTGGTACGACTTATAATTTGGTTTGCCATCCTTCTAATGCTTATGTGTTGAGAGTTGATCAGTTGAGTGTTTATCAGGATGATGTGGGTACTGGTGCAACTAATTTTAGTTCGTATTATACGACTCCTTGGCAAGATGCTAATAATGTTTCTGCCAAGAAAATGTGGCGACGACCTGACTTTGTTGTGAAGCAAACAACTGTTGCTACTAATTTGACTTTGCGTGTTTATCATGACTGGGAAGAATCTATTGTTGCTAGAACTTATATTCTTAATTTAGATGCTTCGGGTGAGGGTCTTCTTTGGACTGCTCCTGCTGGTAGTGAACCTGATGGTAACGATGGTTGGAATGAAGCCGATTGGGGTGAGTCCGCTACGGGTTCTTCTTTCGCTGTCGGCAAGTCTTTAGGACTTGCCCGAAGCGTTCAACTGAATATTCAGGGCGAGGGCGGAAAACCTTGGGGCATTAACTCTATTACTTATAAATATAATCCACGAAAGGTGCGTGCCTGATGGCTACTGCTGCTGTTACTCATACGTTCGCTAATGGTACTAACGCTGATGGTACTCAAGTTAACTCTAACTTTACGAGTGTTGTTAACTTTTTGAACACTGAGGTTGTTCAGCGTGACGCAAGTATTGCGTTCACGGCTATTCCTAGTTTGCCTGCTACTGATCCTACGACTGATAATCATGTTGTGCGTAAAGCGTATGTTGATAATCTTATGCCTGCTGGCATGATCACTCAGTATGGTGGTGCTTCTGCGCCGACAGGTTGGGTGTTGTGTCAGGGTCAGTCTTTGTCACGTACTAATCCTTTGTACGCTCGTTTGTATTCGGCTATTGGTGTTGTTTATGGTGCTGTTGATATTGACAACTTTAATGTGCCTAACTTGAAGGGTCGCATTCCTGTTGGTCTTGATTCTACTCAAACTGAGTTTGATGCGTTGGCTGAGACTGGTGGGTCTAAGACTCATACTTTGACTTCGGCTCAGATGCCTTCTCATACACATGTACAGAACTCGCATAATCACACGCAGAACTCGCATAATCACACGCAGGATGCGCATAATCATACACAGCAGGCGCATCAACACTCTGTTTCTCTTACGACTGGTTCAGGTGGTGCTCACTCACATACATATGATTCAACAAACGTTCTTCGTGATGCTGGTTCTAATGCAACATATACTTCTATTGTTGGCGGTACTGATAGTACTAGCACTGCTGCTGCTCACACTCATACTGTTTCAGGGTTTGTTGATAATAATACGCCATTAAACAATAGTACTACAGCAACAAACAACAGCACTACAGCAACTAACGATAGTGCTACTGCAACTAACCAAAACGCTGGTAGCGGAGATGCTCACAACAACCTGCAACCTTACATCGTGGTGAACTACATCATCAAACTATGACCAAGTGGACTGCGCCCGATATTGCATCCATTCGTGGTGACAATAGTAGACCTCTGCAAAAGATCTTTGGATCTTTAACAGAGTATCTTAAGAACACTTTAAGTCAGACGACAGAAGTTTCTCAAACGTATGTGCGTAATGGTGAAACGACGACATTGACTACTGGAACTGTTGTTTATTTGGATGCGCGACAGGGTGATCGTGCAACTGTGAAGCGTGCGTATAACACGAGTGATGCTACGAGTGCCAAGACCCTTGGTGTCGTCGCAGAAAATATTCCTGCTCACTCTGATGGTCTTGTCACTACGTTGGGTTACTTGGAGAAGGTTAATACGTCTGCGTTTACTGCTGGACAAACTTTATATTTGGGTGCTACTGCTGGGACGTTCACTGCTACTAAACCTTATGCTCCTAATCATCTTGTTTATGTTGGTGTTGTTGTTCGTGCTAATGCTGGCAACGGCATTATTTATGTCCGTTGTCAGAATGGTTATGAGTTAGATGAGATTCATGATGTTCAAATTACGTCACCTATTGCTGGACAAATTTTGTCATATGATTCTGTTACTGATTTGTGGAAAAACACTTCTGTTGGTAATTTGAGTTCGTTGACTGTTGCTGGCAATATGACTGTAGATACAAATACTCTTCATGTTGATTAACCGTGTTGGTGTTAAAACAACTTCTCCAACTACTGCCTTGGATGTTAATGGTGCTGTTACTGCTACCGATTTTCGTCTTGGTACTAATTTTATGCCTAGAGGCATTGTTGCTCTTGGAACAATGAATAGTAACTACACGCTAACCACTTCAGCCGTAGCGTTAAATGCTGTGTC